GAGTTCATCCGTTGGGCCAAGTACCGGAACAAGCGCGGGTCGCTAAACGTCGGATTAAGGGTTGAGCACGATTTGGCTATGATTGTTCAGATGTTTTCAAATTCTCTGACAACGTTTTTTGCATGGGTAGATATTAAATCTTCATCCCCAGTAATGCCAAGATATATTTCTCCCTCGATAGCCATTAGTTTACAGCTCCGATTCTCGTTCGTTCTCGGTCAGATTCTTTCATCAACATTTTTGCGGCGTCTCTCATCTGAGCCCTATCTAAAAATACTGGACCGTGCGAATGATAATGATAGTGAGATTCTCCTGATGTCAAATTGCTTTTTTTTGTCCTCGAAACTGCCTCGGAATAACCGTTTCCATTAATTCTACTCAGTGTATTGTCGAGCCTCTTTGATGTTCTTTCGGTAGTCACGCGCTCGCCTTTTTTAAGTAGCCACGTTCCGGTTTCGGGAACGCTGTCAATGCCATCGTGTGCCAAACCTGAAATCATTGCAGTCGCTACACCTGCAACCATTGGCTGCGTTACGGCCTGCGCTGCTGCCATTGCAGCTGGAGCCATTGACCATCCAACATAGGGTATAGCTGCGGCTGATGCGTATGCATTTATTCCTGCAAGTAGCGCCCCAGCCTCTGCTGAACCAACCATTTGCGGTATTGCCGACGCCTGTACCGTCTTGTCTGCTGCTATTTTTGCAACTTTGTAAACAATCCACTGTGCAATCATCTTTCCAATCGCTGCCAAAGTTGATGATGCCATTCCCATCAGCATTGACTTAAACGATTCTCCAAGGTTTTCGCTATCCATTATTGCAGATGCAAAAAAATTTCCGAACTCCGAAGACAAGCTATCAATAGAATTTCCTACTATCGAATCCATGCTTGCCATGCTGACCTCAAGTGATGATATATAATTTTCCCAGTAGTCATCATTAATGGCTTCGCGTTCAGCTTTCTCTATCCGTTCAATTTGTATTAGTTCCGCTGAACCTTCTTCATACAACTCTTTTAATTTTTCGTATTTGTATTCGTGGAGAGCAAGCTCCCTTTCGACGTTATCGGTTATGTTGTTCAGTTCGGCAATGTTGGCCTCATCAACTAATTGGTGGTACGCTGCATCTCTTGCAATATCCTTAGAGAGCTGCCGGTCATTCTCGGCTTTAATGGCAAGATTTGAAGCCCTTATTATTTCAAGGCGCTGTTTGTTTGTTTCTGATGTAGCCTCAACAACTTTCCCCAAATCACCCCACGAGGTATCTTGCACGTTTTCGAGAGATCGTGGCGGAGTGGTTTTTTTCCCGGTATCCGGTTTCGAGTTTAATCCTCTAACTGTTTCCCTTATGGTTTCAATATTGTTTTGCGCTTCCTTCAAAGTGTCAAGATTGAACAGGCTTCCTTTTTGTGCCTTTAACGCAAGTTGGGTCTGCTCTACGCCTTTCCATTCATTTTGCAATTTAATGAGGTCTTGAATTTCTTTGCCAACAGCGTTTAGCTCTTCAACCCTTTTACTTGATCTTTTATCGCCGCCCAAAAGCCACGAAAGACCAGGAGCAATATCAATAAGCCCCTGCGCTACGGCTTGTATAGCTGGAGCAGCTTCGAGCAATGCACTTGTTAATTGAGTGCCTATCACCCTTGATAGTGTTTCGAGTTTATCGCCAGCTTCGTCAGCATTTTTTATCAATTGCGAATCTATTACAAGCCCAAGCGATTGCGCTTCTTTTCTCAGTGTTTCGTAATCGTCGGCAAGAACTGAAAGCTTTGTGCCAGATCGTCCGAAGGCAGCAGATGCAAGGGCCGCTCGTTCCGATTCGTTCGATACATTTTTCATCGCCTTGAATATTAGATTCAACGCATCGTCAGTTGAGTTCGCACTTCTGACTTGATCTAAAAGGCCCTGATCAACTTTTTTGAGATACGAATACAGGGAACCAGACCCGGCACGGGCTTCTCCTATACTCTTATTAAATCTCTGTAGGCTTCCGTCAAGTTCATCAAAAGATATTCCTGACAGGCTTGCGGCGTGTCTCATCTCCTGTAATGTGTCGGTTGATACGCTTGCGGCTTTTGCCACATCGTTTATTGCTGATGCAGCATCAATACTTTTTTTGGCAAATGCAACTACTGCACCGGTTGCCACAACGCCTAAACCCAAGCCCCATTTCGTTACCGATTTTAAGGAATCAGAAAACGAATCATTTACGTCTTTCGATGTCTTTTTCGCCTGACGACCAGCCTTGTCAAGTGGGCCGATAAAGCTTCCAGTCTTAGCAATTAAGTCAAGCGTTAATGTCCCAAGGTTCGCCATGCTATACCGCTTTTCTCCAGTCGTCAAGTGTCGGCTCAGGCTCGTCTAAATGAGGTGCGAAGTCGTAAATAGTAAACGGTGCCGAGCCTTCTTTTCTGTACCTGTTTGCAAACATCTGAACAATCATAGCCAAATCGTGCTCAACCCTTAATCCGACGTTTAGCGACCCGCGCTTGTTCCGGTACTTGGCCCAACGGATGAACTCTTCATAGCTTATATTGCGCTGCGCTTCCTCTATTGTTCTGCCGCCAACCCCGCACAAAACAAGCTCGTGCCATATTTCATCAATTTCCGTTAGGCCGTCGCTTCCCCCGATATCGAATTGACCTCGGCAATTGCACTAAGTAAAGCAATGGTTAGATTGTGATCAAGTGGCCCGCGCTCTGCCGACGATTCCCCGGTAATATCATCAACGGAAAAAACCGGTTTTCCATCCTTGTCGCAGATACATGCTGCAATGCGTCCGGCAATCACATCCTTGCCGAATTGCTTTACATCGGAAACTGCGCTCTTATACGACAGCTTCCGCACATAGGTAGTAGCAGAAAGGTCTTTTCCGTCTTGCTTCCATTTAATTTCTTTCTCAACGGGACAGCCGGTAAACGCTCCAGCCTCCTGCAGAGATTTGATATTCAGTTCCATTCGATCTCCTTACGTGCTCTTTTCGTCCAGTGCCGCCGGGCCAGACTTCCGAATTGTTATCGTTGACTTCACAACGCTGTTTACCGAGAAGTCAAACGGAAAGTCTTTCACGAATCCGTCGAAACGATACCATGTCCTGCTTGTTGGAAGATCCCACGTACTCGAATCTCCAAGCGCGGCAGCTATTCCGTCCGACCACCCTGCCGCCCACTTTATAACCGTTCCGGCAATAAACAATGCAAACAGCCTGATATGGCTTGCATTTGTCGGGTCAGCATTTATTTCAATGCTTGCATCGGTCGGCGACCTCAAACCAGCAACATACTCTTTGTCGGTGCTGGTGAGCGACGTAATGTCAATTTCGTCGGAAGGTGCTCCGCCGGGGTTGAACGTGGTTACACCAGTGACCTCGACAATGGAATCATCATCAGGATCGATAAAATAGACTTGGGTTCCCTGAGTCTTCTTAGCCATAATGTTTGCTCCTTATCTGGCTGTTAAAAAATTAATGTCGAAAGAGTATCGAAAATTTCCGGTCGTTTGGTCTTTACTTTCCCCGCGCCACGAATCTATATGTGCGTATGGTTCAAGCGCGTTTCTAAGAGCTTCGGCCCCACTCCTTGCTGTTGACGCTGCTTTAGAATATACGTCAACCTGAACTAAAAAGGAATCGATATCGGGAACGTTCCCTAAATAATTTTCGGGTGATCCGCCAACGGTTTGCCATACAGCGTACGGGAGAGGCGTTTTTTCGTCGGCTGAACCTAACGGCAGCACTCGTACCGGGCTGGTTCCGAACAGTGATTGTACGGTTCCGTCTGCTGCTACGATTGAGAATAAAGGCGGATACATTACACCATTGCCTTTGATGCTTTTTTAATTGCTCGGTCGATTGATTTTTTATACTGTCCAATAAATTCATTAGTAGCCGTCGAAATATTATTTTCAAGGGAAGGCCGCATAAACGGATCGGCGGGCATCTTTTCAGTTCCGAACTCAAGTAGTCTCCAATGTGGTGTCGGAGCGTTCTGCGAAGTGTCGCCGCCGCCCTTTAAGAGCGCCCCATGCTTTACGCCAACGCGAAACATCAGGTCACCGCTTTTTTTGAACGTTCTGTTGCTAAAACGCACTGCTATATTTGCCGAAATACTTCTTCCTGTTTTCGGATCATTAACCCTTTCAGCCCCTTGCTTTGCTGCTTTTGCAACAACGTTCGCCGCTTTTCTTAAGGCAAATCTTCCGCCCTTATATTTTACATCGTTGGTTATCGATGCAAACTTGCCCAACAATTCATCGATTCCTTGCAGTCCGAATTGATTATTCATCTATCACCTCTGCAAGCATGAGCGTCAAATATTCAAGCCCTGATTCTTTGTCCGGTAACGGTGGCCCGACTATTTCATAAAGCTTCGTTCGGAATGATACACGCATTCCGGCATTAACGTCGGTGCGGTATCGAATAATTGCACGGCAAGACGTCTGGTTTTGTATGGTTCCAGCGGCTATAAAGTCTTTCGTCGAATACGGTTCCCATCCGGCCCAAACAGTTGCCAGTGTAGACCATACCGTTTCCATCTCTCCAGTACTCGAATCCTGTTCGCTGTCCGGTTGGAGAATGGTTATACGGTGGCGCAATTTTCCAGCTTCAAGCATTTTTTAAACTCAATCTTTTATTTCGTTGCCGGTCGATCAGTTCCCGTATCGCTTCTTTTTTTGTCAGTTTTTTTACAACAACAGCGCTTCCGTCGTGCGTCATATCACAGTGCGGTTGATACTCAACATAGGGCGCTTCCCTGACATTTCTATCGATTGTATTTACCGGGAGATCAAGTTTCCAAACGATAAAAGAAAAAGGTATCTGATCGTTGAACTGTTCAAACTCGATCAATTGATTCCACCATTCTTCCATTGCCGAAACAATAATAGGGTTATTGTGATATCTAAAAAGCATCCCGCATTCCCATAGCCCGAAATGCTTCGGCATACCCAAAACATTGTACGCATCGAGCTGCGGTTGTACCTCTTCAAAACTCGCCTTGCCAATCTTTTTAATAAACTCGCCCTCATCGTAAAGACATTCTCTGCGCGGGTGCTTGTGTAGCGACATTGGCTTGTCTTTTAAAAAATCAAATGCGGCATCGACAATATTTTCTTTTGGGCACATATTTCCGTCAATCCAGATCGATAATTCATGGTCTGGAAAGTATTCATGCGGCAATATTTTAGGGTGTTTTGCGGTAATTCCGTTGGCACCAAAAGCAAATTCAAAAGGCCGAATATCCCAAACTGCCGATTTTGTTGGCTGATCGGTGAAGCACACGTAATCAACTCCGGGAATCTGAACCGGGTCTTTTAAACAGTCCCGGCCCAAACCTGATATTGCGGTATATATTACTATTTTATCCAAAATTTACCTTATGCCATTTAAAATTAAGAAACAGTCCGGAGCGAATTGTTGATCCTGCAATTTTTTTATTTCTCGAGTTCAATTGAACTTTCAATGCTTTTATAAATAGGAACAATTACGGCCAATTTATACAAGTTTTTTCTCCATCAAATCGATGTAAATTTCCGCATCGTCGCACCATGATTTCAGCTTCTTGTATTCGGGATCGACGGCGTGATGCTTCGTTATTTTTCCGACCCCGGCGTTTAACCTTCCCGGCATACCCTTCATCGAAACGTGCATTTTTTTTGCTCTGCCATCAATTAAAAATCCGGGGTTCTTGAACCATATTCTTAAATCAACGGAAATGCCTCCGGGAATAGCTTTGGTTATCTTTGGTGCAAAAGAAGCCTTAAATGCAGTCAACGCAAGTGCGGCGTGGTCGTTGCGGCCCATTTCACGGAATCCGGGAACTCCCACATGGTAGCAATTAGTTCCCCACACCCCAACAAGTTCACCTTGCTTTAATAGCTCGACCATGTATTCGATATACCAATTGCAATACCAGTCGTCGTCCTCCATGATCAAAATGTTGTCGTGCTTGACCTTAGAAAGTGCAAGTTCAAGATTCAATCCGATGGAATGAATGAATGGATTAAACTTCGGTTCTCTTCTGTAGTATTCGGCACCCTCCGGAATAGCGGATGGATGGTATGGAGTTGACCCGTCATCCACAATAATCCACTGATCCGGCCATACCGTTTGATTCTTCATCCAATGATCACGAAGCAGCCCGAAAGCAAGCGGTCTATCTCCGGTCGGGGTTATTACGGTTATTCCGTTCATGCTTTTAAGGCTTCCTCAAGTGTCATTTTTTCAAAACATTCCAATTCGGTATACCTGCTGCAATTAACAATCGATACACCTTGTTTTTTTGCATTGTCAGAAACGCGCTTAAATTGATCATGCCACTTTTTTATTTTATCTTCTGTCGGATTTCTTAGCTCCGGCTCTTTGTGTGGTCCGTGCCAATGCACACCGCCCTTTAATGAACAATCGTATCCAAGTAGCGCTATCGACTTGAACCCCCTTTGCATCCCGAACTGTATTGCCCTCATACCTGAATTGTACGGTCCTACTGCAATGTGGTAGTTAATGTTGTATTTGTTTGCAGCCATATCAGAACACGTCCACTTTTCGGCCTTAATATCTATCTTTTCAAAATTTACTTTCCACCATTTAGAATCACCGGCATAAATGTAGTCGCAAAATCTTGCCATTTCCCACGAGTTATTTACGGCAACGGTTTTTGTTCCGCTCGATCTTACCAGTTCGCAATCGGACGCGGTAAGGCTAGGCCCGGATGCAATGCAAAACAAATCAAACACTCTCAAGCCCCCATGTTTTTAGTGGATACAATAGCGCTCTTACAACTGGCGGCAATATCGCTTCGGTGTAGGTCGGTGCGCCAGAATCGCGGTATCGGTGCATATCGCCAATTAAAATCAGTGTTGCAGCTTGAACGGAATGCGGAACCTCTCTTCCGTCGCTGTCGGAATCTCCAAAGTCGTCTATTGCCATTTCAAGGTAATCGAGGACAACGCCGGAAGCGGCCTGTATTTTTAATGTGAGGTCGTTTACTTCGTCGGTGTAATCATCAATACGAAGATGCGCTGCGGCCTGTTCTACTGTTACGAGCATTGACATAATTACGACCCCTTCGCATCTTTGCCGTGTTTAACAGCAAGCCGCCATTCGGAACCGTTGCCGGGAGACTGGTTCGGATTATCCTTTTGCGCAATCCACAATGACCCGCCGTAGGTTACCGCATCGCCCCTTTTGTACTCTTTACCTTCCCCGAATACGCCGCAATCGATTACTATCGGCATATCGATAACGAATTCTTTTTTACGTTCCCCGGATTCGAAAACGAACTTCAGTCGCTTATCGGTAAGCTGGACAATGGAAAGATCGTCGAAGCCGAACCCGTCTTTACCGTCCGTTCCGTCGCAGCCGTCTTTTCCGTTTTCGGGCTGCTTTATTTTGTCGATAGACTTCTGCAAAGCATCGGCTGCGCGTCGTTCGAAATCGAGCGCCCATGATGCGGCATATCGGTCAAAGCATTTTTGCAGATCGGCTTCAGTAATATCTTTTCCGTCTTTTCCATCAATACCATCTCGGCCATCTTTTCCGTTTATTCCGTCCGATCCATTTTTTCCATCAACGCCATCTTTGCCAGCAATGCCTGACTCCCCTCTGGCCCCATCGATTCCGTTTTTTCCATCAGCACCTTGGCTACCATCTTTACCATCCTTGCCATGGACTCCATCAGCTCCGTCAACGCCATTTTTTCCATCCGTTCCATCAACGCCGTCCTTGCCGTTTAATCCAGGTTCCCCGCGTTCCCCTTTTTCTCCATCGAGACCAGCGGCACCGTCTTTTCCATCGACACCGTCACGCCCGGCAGCGCCCGCCACGCCAGCGGCACCGTCTTTTCCATCGACACCGTCACGCCCGGCAGCGCCCGCCACGCCAGCGGCACCGTCTTTTCCATCTTTGGGAACAGGTATTTTATCAATCGCCTTTTGAAGCAGGTCGCTTGCGCGTCGCTCGAAATCCAAAGCCCAAACAGCCACGTTTTCTTCGAACAGCTTTTGAAGCTCTGCTTCACCAATGCTTTTTCCATCCGCTCCACGTTCTCCGGCTTCTCCCTTGTCGCCCTTTTCTGGTTGCCGAAGCTCCAATGCTTTAAGGCGTTTAATAACAGGGGAGAGCTGCTTTTCCATATAATCGTGCATACCTTTTACGAACTTTTCAACGTCAAGCATGTTCTAATTCCAGTGTTATATTTTTTTGAGTCAGTAAATACAACGCCTTGTCGGTTTCGTCGGGATCTGGTTCCGGTTCTGGCTCCGGTATAGTTTCTGGTGGCTGTTCTACTGGCTTTTCGAAAGGCTTGTTTCTGTCGCGTTCATCAAGTGCGGCAAGGCTGTAGTTCTGTTGCTGCATATAAAGAGTGTCGCCGCCAGCTATCGGCTTTTTGTTGAACCGTAGCCTGCCCTCATTCGGAGTATACACAGATCCGGCCACCGCCTCAACGGTGGTTTTCATTTTTAGATTAAAATCCATGCGCATAAGGTCGTCGAGGTCGAACTCGGAACCATACTTTGACGGCAACGAAAGGCCGTCATCAATAAGAGACTCTATGGCCTCGATAAGCCGCTGCAAACAATCGGAATAATATTTACGGTCAAGAGTTTCGGACTCTTGATATGTCGGAGCCGGGCCGACGTGAACCTTGTACGGAGGGACTTTGTAAACAGAACAAATCTTTTCATCCGACCATTTCATTTGCTCAACAAGGGTTGAATCTTTAGCGGTAACGGCGAGCGGTTCGTATTTGAGTCCGTCGCCAAGAATTGCCAATTTACCAGCATTGTCACCAGTATAATTTTCTGCCCAATGTGTTTTGATTCGTTCGGCAGTGTCGTTTTTAATATGGCCCGGAGCGGTAAGAATTCCGCCAGGCTGCGAATTGTTCTGGAAAAACCGCGCCGAATTGCGCTGCATCGCCAAGCCTTGGGTTGTGGCAAGGCTGGCAGCATAAAGCGGCGGAACTCCAACAAGCGGATGGAACAGGCACTCCATGGTATCGTGAATTATTTCTTTCGCCGGGATTGTAATGTCACCCATTACCCGAGAAAGGGAATCTTTTCTTATCCGGTAGAAAACTTCACCATTATCGGCAACCAAAGGAATTACCATTGTCGGATCGAGAACGTAGAGGGCAATGACAACGTTTCGTTCGTCTCGTATTTTCAAAGCGTAAGTATTGCCGTGGGCGAGTTTGGAAATCAACCAGCTTTCAATAAATTTCTGCCGAGTCTGGAAATGGTTTGGTTTACGCAATACCGGGGAATACGCTGGTCGGTCGATCTCTGTCCATATTCCGGAATTGTTTTCCATCAATCGAAGACGCATTTTTCCAATGTCGGAAGCTATCTGAGTAATACAGGCGTACACGGTCGGGTGCGCGAGCGCGTCTTGTAAAGCAATAGGGTCATCGGCCTGAAACGCGCCCAAATAGCTTTCTTGGATAAGCGGAATCCACCCACGCGAAGAGTCGACAGGGACAAGCATTTTTTGAACGACTTGCTCAACGTCGGAAATGGAAATTACTTTCACCGATTCCAATTGCTGAACATTGGCAACGGCAGTATTAGGCGATCTGTGAATTAAACTTTTGAACCAGTTTCGAACAGGCATTTATTTACCCTTAGTAATTGGTTTTTGCCTGCATATCTTTTCTGTCGTAGCCGTTTCCTTTTTTTCTTCCGCGTGTCTCCTGCCGTGTATCAATGCGGGAACCGAACGACGGAGCGGTATTTACGGGGGCTATTTTTTGTTCCACAGGAGCGGGTGCAACGCAGGCAGGCTCAACACATCCAATCGCAACCATCAGTTTGATGTCGGACTTTTTTGACATCTCGTATACCGACCCCTTTGCGTGATACTTTCCGCCGTAAGGATGCAGCTTCAAAGATTTTACCAACATGGTATATTACCTTTCGTTAAAAGGTGGCCCGGTTAAGGGCCACCACACAGAACAGACAGAACAGGTTACGAACTTACCGCGCCGTAATCGGCATCGCTGATGTACGATACCGCACCAGCGCGACGGAGCTGGAAGTTGATCGGACGTACAACTTTGAGGGCAGTGCTTTCGCTCTGGAACATCGAAACCATTGCCGTGCTTGCGCCGACAGGGGTGTCTGAGGCTCCGGCAGGGGCATCGTCCATTTCAATCATCGCTTCGCGGCTGATTGATACCTGAATACCGGTATCGGCAATCCGGTAAATATCGGACGGCTTCAGAAGGATGATGTGATTGGCGTTGATATTGTCGCCGGTAACAACCGTATCTCCGAGCAACGTTCCGCCGTTCTGCGTGATGCCAGGGAACTCGGTCAGACCGAGCGTATTGGTAAGAAGCTGAATTGCTTTTGCCAATGCCGGATTCATGACGAGCTTCAGACCAGAGGCGTTTTTTGCAGCGATAAAGCTGGCATACAGCGCCTTGATGTCGGCACGAAGCCCATCGGCATCGGTTCCTGCGGAAGATCCAGCGGCAAGGCCGTTGAGGATACCGGCAGGGGAAACGCCCGCGGAAATTGCTGCGGTGCTGAAGAAGGTGGTGTCGATTTTCTGTGAGCACGCTTCGACAATGGCATCACGAACGAGCTGTTCCGCTGCCGGGGTCGAGTCCCGCAAAAGCTCGTTCGAAACCACCGCAAGAGCGGCTACCTTCAGCGGGATAAGGCTTACCGTGCTGAATGACTGAGCGGATGCCGGAATCGGTTTTGATTCACCGACCCAGTAGCCAGTTGCCGCACCGTCCTGCCCCTTGATCGTAACGTTCGCAGGAACTTCACGCAGGCCGAGACGGTCAAACACGGTCATTGCATTCAGGTACTCGATGAAATCACCGGTAAAACGAGCGTCGGCAGCGACCAGCTCCGCGCCCCATTCGCCCGAACCTGACCCGCCACCTGCGACGGCAGTTTTAATCAGGGAAACGAGCATCGGATTCGACCGGCCCCAACGCTTTTCTGCAACTGCCAGCGGGGAAATCTGTTCGAGATGTCCCACTGCCTTGGCGATCAGTATTCGTGTGAACGACTGACCCTTGAATTTCTCTTCCGCGTCGGATTTGTGCGTGATGATGTTCGGAGCGGTTTTTGTCGAAGGCGTCACCGGCTGCGCCGTATCGCAAGTCATCACTTCAACCTTTTTCATGCGGATGTCGGTATCGAGCTTTTCAATTTCTCCGGTAAGGGTATCGATCTCGAAATTCTCTGCTTCCCCGGCAGTACCACCCTTGACGATTTCGGAAAGCTCGCCAAGACGTTTGATTTTCAGGCTTTTGGAATCTTCCAGCGCCTTAAGTTGTTCACGGAGATTCATAATTCTCCCTTTCGTAGTTGTTGATTTTCCCGAAACGCCGGGTATGTTATAGCCTGACGCGGCTGATTTGATTGCGGTAATTGTTGCTTCACTGTTCATCGCTATCGTGACAGCAGATAGTTCGACCCACAACCATTTCATGTAGTGGGTTCCTCCGTTTTGTAAATAGGCGGCCTCGATACCTTTGAAACCTATTGACAAACCACGGACAAGCTTATATTTAAGGTACTGCCACGCCTCTTCCAACCTGTCCTTAAGCTTCCCCTTCTCTGGTATGTCTGCCACCTCACCTTCAATATCAATTCCTTTTGGTGTTACGGTAGCCTTTGTAATCCACCCGATAGGGTCTTTAATTTCGTGGTGCCACAAAAAAGCCAACGGCAATTCAAAGACCGCCCCCTTTGGCTCCATTATATCTTCGATCTTGTCAGGGGTAGGAGTGGTTGCCGTTCCCTTAAAAAATCTTTTACCATCAGGATTTATTCCTGTTGATTTGATCTCAAAAATTGAATAGGCCTTATTGTTCATAAATCAACTCGCATCTTCGGTTGAGTTTATATTCGTTTTTGTCGGTTGAAATAAGATCGTTTTCGCCAACAGACTTTACCGACCTTACCGTTGCCCCGCTTTTCTCAACGATAACCCTTACGGCGTTAGCCCGTTTTAAACCAAGGTCGTAATTGTATTCATCGGTTCCTATCGGGCAACTCGCGCCGATTATTTCTACAGCCCCCCTTACTTCGTTCAGCTTTTCTTTTTCGTTTCCGCTTAAAAAATAAGAATCGAATTCGAAGTAAACGACAATTTTACTTTTTGTTGCAGCCTGTTTTTCAACTACAGGTTTTGCAACCTCGACCTTTTCCAAAGTGTAAACAGGTTCTTTTTTTACCGGTTTCTGATATTCGGTAAGGGATGTAACTTTTTTCGAGCATCCGATAGCCAAAAACAAAACAGCTACAATACAAAAAACTTTCAAATCGCTCTCCTCACACAAAAAACATTGCAAATTCAGGCGCTTCGGTCGGAACGTCGCGCCCCTTCAATCCGATTGCCATAGCTGCGGCAACCGCCCCGTCAATTCTGAATCGGGCCTTGCTCTTATCGAGCTTCCGATTGCCGGACGGGTCTTTTAATACTAAAGCGTTCGACATATTCCAAGTCAAGCAAGGGTTTCCGTCGTGTTTAAATCGGCGCTCAAGTATGGAGATTTCCAAGGCATCAATTGCCGGTGCCATATCTTTGAAACCTTGACCCCATGGAACAAGCTTTAGCGCACCGGGTATTTCGGTATCGCGCCCGTCCACCCATGTTTCAATACCGATATTGCCGATTTCGCGTAACAGGTCATTTATCCGCCATCGATCATAGGCGACCCCGAGAACATGATACTTTGAACATATTTCTGCAAGCTCTTGTGCTATAAATCCGTAATGAACAGACCGGCCCGGAACTGCACTTATAATGCCCTGCTTTTCCCAGAGAGTATATGGAACCCGGTCACGATCTTCGTGTTCTTTTAGCGTGTCCTGCGGTTTCCAGAACCATGATTTGATGCGGTCGCCATCGGTGGCGCTTACGGCAACTGCTGCGGTTAGGTCGGTTGTTGCCGATAGGTCAAGTGCAAGGTAAATGTCTTCACCGTCTTCAAGATGTGTACTGTTGTCCTGACACCCCACCCATTCAGCGCGGGGAATAAGCGGAGATTCTGCATTGATCCGCTGATTAAGGTACAGGTTCCTAAAGGTCGCTTCGAAAGACGGCATCCGCTTTGCACGAGCCGCCATGACTCGCATATCCCCAAGGCTGCGGAAATCATCAAGGCCGGGATTGGCCGCATACCATTCTTTTTCGTTAAAAATATCGACGACGTCTTCTTTGACTTCGTAAAGATGTGTTACCGTCGAAGGGTCGTTCCCGCTTAACCCGTCATCGATTAGCTTGCTTAGAATATGCTGCGGGTCGTTGCTTTGTGTGCTGATCGTAATAAACAGCGGCTCTTCCCGCGCACCCATCGAAGTATCAAGCGCATCGAATAACTCCCGGTCTCTCACTTGTGCCAGTTCGTCGTAAATTACGAAGGTCGGGTTTAACCCATGCTTACTTCCGGCTTCGGCGCTCAGTGCCCGGTAGAAGCTGCCGTTGTTGTAATTGACAATTGTTTTTGTACTGTCAACCAGCTTCAGCATTGATTCAAGTTCGGGGTCAGCCCGGACGATCTGGGAACAAACCTTGTAAATCAGGGCGGCTTGTTCGCGTTCGGTTGCCGCTGAATATATTTCACCGTTTTGAATTGCTTCGGGGCCGACAAGGTGAACCAGAACAAGCGCGGCTATAAAAGTACTTTTCCCGTTCTTGCGGGCAATCGACATTATCGCCCGGCGAACTTCTCGAAGTCCGTTTTTAATAGGGCCGTAAACATCGCGGATAAATTTTTTTTGCCAATCGCGTAGAATAAACGGGCCACCGGCACCGACCCCGGAAGGAATGGTCAGGCATTCGATAAACTGAATTATTCTTTCGACTCGTTTTTCGTTTATCATATACCCCTAATATATAACAACGATAAACTCTTTTTAAGGTATACAAAAAAGGTATAGATAATTATTATTTTAATTATTATATTTATATTTTGAATGGAGGATACAATGATTAAAGAATCAGTAACAATTATGGATGCTTGCAGTTTACTTAACGAGCTTCTTTTATTGGACAGAGATTGTATTGAGACTCTCACATTTAAACGCATTTCCTGCAACGATGCAATCGCAAATCATCCAACAATTCAAGTCGATCAATCTGATGATGGCTTACCGGCGACGGTTGGAATACTTGGAATACTCAATGGAATATTTGGTGCGGAAAACGGGTGGGGTGCCATATGCGCCGAAATTGACGACTACAAAATTATTAGATTCCAACCAACACCAATACCTCAACGAAGGGCAAGCGAATAATGAAAGAACTCTGCAACCGAATCAAAGCAGCGAAAAAGCACGGAATCACCCGCAAGATTATCGCCAACCGGATCGGAATATCATACGATTATCTGAATCGGTATCTCGGGGAATTTAAGGTGATGCCGGATCATATCATAATGGCTGTTGAGGAAACTTTGAAAGAGGTCGAGTGATGGGTCGTTTTTTAAATTTCATAAAACGGTTTTTTATGGCCCAATGCTCTATTTGCGGTGTGCATATTGACAGCAATGCATACAATCCGATATGTGGGCACTGTTTACCTAAAGATGGTAGACCGCCAGCACCACCACCGGAACCGCCAAAAATAGATGCTCTTTCTCTATTTGAAAAAGAATTGATAAAAGACTTGTGCGAAAAAACCGATAGGCTTTATGGCTTGACTCCAAAAAATTCTATCACTGGCAATGGTTATAGTGACCCGGCTATTGTAATCAAAAAAGAAGGAAATGGAATAGTGAAAAATTTATCAGAAAAAGAAAAACAGTTTATTGTTGGGCTTGAAAAATTAACAAGAGAAACAGGGTTTAAGATTATTGTTGGCAGCTATGATGATGACTTGAGTTTAGGCAAAGCAGAAATAACATCCGATGAGTCGGGATATGGTTATGAATACGGTTATTTGGAATGGCTTGACCCTGGTTGTAGCGATCAAGTGTCGCCCAAAGAATATTTTGATGAAAACAAACATACTATAGTTAAGTGAGACAAAAAAATGATTGATAATGAGATAAGGCAAAAGTTTATAAGCGAACTGATAGATTTGTGTAAAAAATACGATGTATCATTTCACGAAGAAGACATGTTTCAATCTTTTGTAGTTTTTGAAGGGTGTGATCAAAAATTTATAGATTGGTTAAAATATCAACCCACCTTTTCCCCGCCCTGAATCAACCCGTAAAACTTACTCTTCTTTTCTGTTTTCGTTGCGGTTACTTTGGAGCGACTGGACGGGGTCATTCCGAATTCGGTGGCAAGCTTATGGGAAATTTCAATTGATCTGTTTAGGATGCCGATTATAGGGTTCTGAACTTCGTTGCCTTTGTCGGTCGTAATGGTCATCGTGGTGTTTTTCATTTCCTCGGTTGCCGCAGCCAGCTATTCCATCAAAGGTTCCCGACGCACCCGAATACCTAACCGAAAACGCTAAAGAAGAATGGAAAGAAATAGGCCCACCC